ATGGGCGCTGTGACCGAAACCGAAATCCCGCTCGATCCTCACGTGGCGCAAATGCTCACCCGCCTGCAGGGTCTCAAGCTCGCCCCCACGCCGGAAGAGGCGGATGAATTCGCCATTGAGTTTGATCGGCTATACCAGGTGCTGAGCGAGGCAACGGCAGAAGCGAAAACTAAAGTTGAAAACGCCCTGGTGCCAGTGACACGGTTAAAGCGCGAACTGATCGAGCTCGTTCGGAACTTCGGCGGACCGCACCGAGAGAAATCCAAACTCTTACACGGCATCGCTTGGGAACTGATGGCGACATTCAGCCAGTCAACCACCCAGGACGGCGTCGCCGTGGAACGCCTGCGGCTCGCACTGAAAAAGAAAAAGCAGACCAAGCTTTTGAAGAAGCTCTTCACCGAGGACAAGCGCTGGACGTTCTCTTCAAATGCTGCGGAGATTCTTAAAGGCGAGAAGCTCACTCTCAAGATTATGGCGTTGGTCCTGCAATGCTTCGTGACTACCGATCGCACGCCGACACTGGACGTGAGGCCGAAGAAAAAAGCGGCATGATCACAGTTACGATTCCGCTCCGGTTGGTGTGGCTATTCTGCGGGCTGTCTTTTGTCTCTCTTGTCCTGCGGATCCTGGACTTCCTACTGCGGCTCCATTACAAGCAACTCGAACAGGAATATCGCCGCACAATCCAATCTAAGAAGAGCGCGTGACTTTCCTTCCTCCCACTTCGCGCTACCGCTTAGCCATGGAGCAAATGGAGCGGTATTTTCTCGAGCAAAAACTCGCAGAGCGGAAGTGGAATCGGAAGAAGACGGCTCGAGATCTCGGGATTTGCTACCGCACATTGCTCTACAAGATCGCACGGTTAAAGCTACGGCCGCCAACTGAAGCGGAGCCGACCGAGGACAAAACGACGCCGTCGCTGGCCGGATTGAACACCGAAGGGCTGCGGTACTAAGACGCTGACATTGCGTGCACCCTCTGTTTATACGCCTGTCACGTTAACCGCTTGACAATACTACATAAGGTCAAGTCCCTATGAAACTGAGAATTGAGAGCAGCGGCGAGGTGTTTGGCGGAACAAAAGTTTTCAACGCCGAAACCGGAGAGCAGATCAAGGGCGTAACATCCGTCACTTTCCAGCACAAGGTCAACTGCTTCCCGCGGATCACGATCGAACTCATCAGCCTGGAAGGAGTAGACCTTAAGGCGGTGGGCGATGCCGACTCACTCGAGTCACCGGGGAAATACAGCATTCTTCCTGACGATCCGCATCCCTTTCTTCAGAAGAAGACGAGTTGATTTCTATTCTTGGCCATCCAAAGCCTGACTCGCAGAGAGCTACTCCGCTTTCTCGGTGCCGCACGAAAACGCAGCGAGCGCGACTGGCTGATGTTCTTGGTGGGATTTCATCATGGGCTTAGGATCTCAGAAATTCTCGGCATTAAACGAGAAGACGTCCGCGACGGTTATCTTACCGTGGCCAGGCTCAAAGGTTCGGAGAGAACTGTGCAGCGTTTGGTATCGCATGCGAAACCTCTTCTCGATGAAGTCGCAGCGCTCGCGGAATGGGTCCGCCGCACTCCTCCGAAAACACGACTTTTCCAGATCAGCCGACAGCAAGCCTGGGCGCTCTTTCAACGATACGGTGAAGTCGCAGGAATTCCGCGACACAAATGTCATCCCCACGTTCTGAAACACAGCATCGCAATGCAGACGATAGACAAAGCTGGTATCCAGAACGTGAGGAAACGGTTGGGCCACAAATCCATCGCGTCAACCGGATCCTATTTGGTGGTCAGCGATGATGCGGCGGGCAAAGCTGTCGAGAAAGCACTGAAGTCGTGACCTATAAGTATCGTGTAATTACAGCGTAATTAAAGTGCCAGCCAGAGCTCACAGCATCTGCGCCGAGTGCAGCGTCTCAGTTCCAGGCGGCGGCCGCTACTGCAACGCTCATCTCCGAGATAATCGCCAAACTCGCAGTCAGCGTCAACGTTCAGCAGCTCGCCGAGAAAGCGGACTCAAGTCACTTTATGATAGCCGCGCCTGGCGCACGATTACGCGGGCATTCATCTTGAGCCGAGATCCACTCTGCCGTATTGCCATACTCTGCGGAGGACGCCGAGCCAGCGTGGATGTTGACCACATCCAACGCGCGGAAGTTTACATCGCCGCCCATGCCGGCGACCAAGCTAGGTTCTTCGATGCCGGCAATCTCCGTGGCACGTGCCATGAGTGCCACGCCTACAAAACAGCTCGAGAGAGCTGCGGACTGTGGAGTGAAAAGGAAGTTGCTGCAGCGTCCTCTGCATCCTGCGTGGGATAGGGGGGTCGGAGTTCGACGGAGCCCTCGGCCTGCGACCGTCGGTCAGCCGCGTGCACGCGTCTCCCGTTCAAGCTTTTTTGGCCCCGAAGTAGAGCAGATGCCGGCGAACAGAGTTCCCACAGCTACCCTCAAAGCAAAAGGGTCCTTCCTGCGTCACCCTGAACGCGAACGCGCACGTTCGAGTGAGCCTGCACCGAGCGGAGCACTCGGCGATCCGCCCGATAAACTCGGCCGCGAGGAAAAAGAAGCCTGGCACTACCTGGCCGCACTGCTTGCGCCAGGCGTGGCCTCGAGCATGGACCGTGCGTCCATGGAAGAGATGGCGTGCCTACGCGTGATATGTCGAAGAAAAAGAGGAGCAAGAGCAACAGCCGCCGAGCGCCAGTTGTACAAAAGCTATCTCGCGGCGTTCGGGATGACGCCCGCAGATCGAAGCCGAGTAAAAGTCGACAAAGATCCATCTCCAGCCGACGACCCGTTGAGCAAACTGCTCCGCCACGCACAAGCGAAAGTTCAATAGCCCCGCACGTCGCGATCGCGCTGAAGTACGCCGAAGACATCCTCGGCGGAAAGATTCCGGCGTGCCAATGGGTCAAGGCCGCGTGCGAGAGGCAGCGAGCCGATCTAGTTCGACAGAATGATCCAGCATGGCCATGGAGATTCGACGATGAACGAGCGGAGCGCGTCTGCATCTTTGTGGAGATGGCTCCGCACATCAAGGGGCCTCTTCGCGGGCAGTTAATCAAGCTCGAGCCGTGGCAATGTTTTATTTTGACCACGGTCTTTGGCTGGGTGTCGAAACATACGGGCGCTCGGCGATTCCGCGAGTCTTACACGGAAGTTCCACGAGGCAACGGGAAATCCGCTTTAACCTCACCGGTCGGACTCTACTTGATGTCACTGGATGGCGAAGGCGGCGCAGAAATTTATAGTGCGGCGACGACGAGAGACCAGGCCCGCATCGTCTTCGGAGTGGCGCAGGCTATGGCGCAGGGGATGGGAGACTTTTGTCGGCGTGCTGGAATCGATGTAGGCGCCCACTCCATCAATCAACTTACCAGCGCATCCTGGTTTCGGCCGCTGTCATCCGACGCGAACTCTTTGGACGGCTTGAATGTTCACGGTGGCCTCATCGATGAGTTGCATGCTCATAAAAGTCGCGAACTCTACGATGTTCTTAAAACCGCGTGCGGAAAGCGGTCCCAGCCGTTGCTCTGGGAAATTACGACGGCCGGATCAGATCGCGCGGGCATTTGTTATGAGGTCCGCGGGTACGTCCTCGACATCCTTAAAGGAGTCAAACAAGACGATCGAGTGTTTGGCATCGTCTACACCATAGACGATGAAGACGACTGGGCAGACCTGGATTCAGCAATCAAGGCTAATCCTAACTGGGGCGTTTCCGTATTTCCTGATGCGATTGCTGCCGATCTTCATCAAGCTGTTCAGCTAGCGTCCAAACAGCCGTCCTACCAGACCAAGCACTTAGACCGATGGGTCAATGCCGATCATATATGGATGGACATGCTGCGCTTGGCAAAATGCGCAGACCCATCACTTCACGAAGCGGATTTTACGGGCCAGCCGTGCAGCATCGGACTCGATCTTGCTTCCAAGCTTGATCTTCTGGCCAAGGTAAAGATTTTCTGGAAAGACATGCCGGCGAAGGAACGGTCGCTCACTACCGAGGCCGCAACTGTCATTTCGGAGTTAGTCGGCGCCAAGAAGACAGAGCGGCACTACTATGTGTTCGGGAAATATTGGACACCGGAAGCGAGGCTGGAACTTACGCAAAATTCCCAGTATCGGGGCTGGGCGCTCGAAGGCCGACTCCAGACCTGTCCGGGCGAAACCAACGACTACGACCTAGTTGAGGACGATATCCGACAGGACTGTCGGACCTTTCAAGTTCTGGAAGTAGCCCACGATCCTTTCCAGGCGCATAGCCTCGTCAATCACCTGCAGCCGGAGGGGGTTGTGATGGTGGAAGTTCCGCAGCTTCCGAAGTACCTGTCGGAACCGATGAAGGAATTGGAGGCGGCTGTCTATGATGGCCGCTTTCACTTCGACGGCGATCCGGTCCTGGTCTGGGCGATCTCGAATGTGGTTTGCCATCCTGACAAAAATGACAACCTGTTCCCCAACAAAGAGCGCTTTGAAAACAAAATTGATCCGGTCACTGCGCTGCTCACAGGATTGAATCGAGTGATGGCGGCGACGGGCATGGGGGGCGGGATTACAGTCGTGCGCCCGTGCCAGGTATGCCAGGAGCTGTGCCTTGGACAGACGGTAAAAGGCGAGATTGTCTTTGATTGCGGGAGGCACGGCAACGCGTGAACCGCTTCACTGTGATCGTCTATCCCTTGGCGGGATTCATCCTGATCGTCACCGGTTGCAGTTGGATTTATCGGCCACTCGGGCCACTCGTCGCCGGGATATTACTTCTCATGGCGGCGTCCCTCGGTAAAAAGACAAGATAAATGAGCCTCTGGAAGGAGTTCAGGGATTCGCTGTCCTCAGTCATCTCGTATCCGGCCGATTATTTTGCCGGATGGTTCGGGGTCGCACCGTCAGAAAGCGGCGTGGAGGTCAATGAATTAACCGCCATGCAAGTGGCCGCCTATGCGGGCTGCGTGCGCGTTATCTCCGATGCCATCTCCATGCTGCCGCTGAACGTTTACGAGCGCGTCAGCCAGGACGAAGAACATCTCGCATACGATCATCCACTGCAATTCGTTCTTGGCTCGAAGCCCAATTCAGAAACCACCAGCGCCGATCTGCGGCAGACCTGCCAAGGCCACATCCTGATGACCGGCAATGCCTACTTGGAAATTGCACACAACGGCGCCGGGCAGCCAGCTGCCCTCTATGTGCGCAGCCCATTTGCGACCTTTCCTTACCGCAACGTAGATCAGAAACTTCCCCGGCTCGAGCTCCAGCCTGGAGAGCTTTTCTATAAGACCACCGATACAGCCGGACATTATGAGCGCTACATTCTGCAAGAGAACATGGTGCATGTGCGCGGCCTGGGGATGGACTCGCTGGTCGGACTGTCCCCGGTGAAATATTACGCGAGAGAAGTGCTGGGAACAGATCTGGCGGCACAATCGTACTCCGCAAAGTTTTTCGCCAACGATGCGCGCCCGGGCGGATATCTCACCGTCCCTGGCTTTCGAAGTCCAGAGCAGAAATTAAGCGACGTCAAAAACTGGATGGCGGCGCATGGCCGCGGCCAATCGCATACCATGGCGGTCCTCGATGGCGGAGTGAAATGGGAAGCGGTCACGGTCCCACCCGACCAAGCGCAGTTTCTGGAGACACGGAAATTTAACCGTGAACAGATCGCAGCCATCTTTGGAGTGCCCCCGCACTTTCTCGGCATTTCGGAAGAATCGCGCGCCAACATGGAACAGCGCGCATTGGAATTTTTGACCTTCGTGCTGAAGCCCTGGCTGAACAAGTGGGAGCAGAGCCTGAACGCGAAACTGTTTCCCAAAGCCGGGCGCAATGCCAATCGCTTCTTCTGCCGTTTCGATACCGGACAATTTGAGCGCGCGACCTATGCCGACTTGCTGAAAGGCGTGCAGATGGGTCGCTACGCCGGTTTGATGACAGCGGATGAAGGGCGAAAGCTATTAGGCCTGCAACCGTATTCCGACCGTCAACTGAAATCTGCGGATCCGGCCGACAAACTCTGGCAACCCGTCAATATGGTCTATGTGACCAAAGACTGGGCGGAGCCGCCGGCGCCAGCTCCCGTACCCGGCAAAGGCGCAGGTCAGGGCGGAGATGATCAAGACGGCGGCGTTGGTGGGAGCAAGCCGGCGACCCCAACGAGTCAGGGCGGAAAACGTTCAACGGACGCCGAGATCAGGCACTATTTTGTGCTCTATTCGCGCATCTTCAGCGATGCTTTCGGTCGCATACGGAACCGAACCAAGCCCGTTAAGCGAGACTATGAGGCCATTTTCACGCCCGTACTGAGCACCATCGCGGCGGCCTTTGAGCTGGCGCCGGATCGAGAGCCGGGCGAGATGCGGCTCAGCGAGGATACAACTACATTCTTGCGTCAATACATCGCCGACATGGCGCAGCGGGCTCCCGGTTGGACCGATTCCGATGCCGCGATCGAACTGAGGCGCGCCATCACGGTCCTACGGGAGCACTGCTCTCGAATCGTGCCGTCCGAAGAGGAAACCGAAATCCAGGAGGAAGAACATGTCCATTAAAGTCAGGATGAAGGAAACGGGAGAGATTCGCGTGGTCCCGGAATACGTCGCTACCTATCTGCTAGACCACAAAAAGGCCGCCAAAGTGTTAGAGCCTGCGGAATCCGTCGAGCGAGAAATTATTACTTCGCAGGCAGAGCACGCCGTCGCTTCGCCCGAGTCTGCTGCGCGGAGAGGCCCTAGGGGTCGGTAGAAGAGTCCACATTCGTTCGGAGGGAAACATCATGCCAGTATCCAAAAACCTTACGTCCGGGATCGAACGGCGCACCAGCCAGCAGGCTGAGATTCGGGCGCTCAATAATGGCCACATCGATGGTCACGCGGCCGTATTTGGGGAAGAGTATGTGCTCTGGGACTCGCCTAGCTTGCGAGTCGTCGAGACCATCCAATCGGGAAGCTTTAAGCGTGCGCTCGGCGAGAACCAGGACGTCCGCTGCCTGTTCAATCACGATTCGAACAACATTCTCGGCAGGACGGCCTCCGGGACTCTCACGCTCGAAGAGGACAGCCGCGGACTGCGATTCGACTGCACCACCCCCGATACGCAACTTGGAAAAGATGTGCGGACCTCGATCCAACGCAAGGACCTTAGTGGCTGCAGCTTCGCATTCATGGTTACCAAGCAAGAGCGCTCGGAAGAAGAAAAGGACGGAAAAACCTTTATCCGACGCACCATCCAAGACGTCGATTTGTTCGATGTGGGCCCCGTCACCTACCCGGCTTATGAAGGCACCGACGTGAAAGCCCGCGCGCTGGAATTGCGAGGAGTGTTCGGCGATAGCGAGAAATTGCAGCAATTACTCGAGGCCGCCCTGAAGCGGGACGATGATGTGCCCGCCGGCGATGACGATGAAGGCGACCTCGAATGTGACTGCTCCTGTCGCGCCTGCTATTCCGCAGAGTGCGAAGAGTGCGGCATGCACATGCAAAGCTGCTCCGATCCCGAAAATTGTGATCCTGGCATGGCGGAGCGCGCAGCGCGCGACAATCAGAAGAAAACCAAGCGGGTAGATGGTGAGGACCTGGGCCCTGGCGCATTCGCTTACGTTGGGGATCCAGATAAGACGGAGACCTGGAAACTCCCCATCAAGTTCTCCACCGAGGAGAAAACCGCATCGCATATCCGCAATGCCTTGGCCCGCTTCGAACAGACGCAGGGCATCCCGGCGGCCGATAAACCAAAAGTGCTGGCGAAGATCAAAGCCGCTGCCAAAGCTCACGGCATCCACGTGTCCGGCGAGAGCGAAAAGGATTCCGCTGGCATCGATCTAGAGCTAGCCCAAGCCATAACCCGGAACCTGGAGATTGAACTCGAGCAGATCGAGAACGTCAACTCCTGATCGTTACCTCCGAAAATTTTCTGTCATGGCCGCGCGTTCCCCACGGGGATGAAGCCCGGAGCTTAAGCGCGATAGCCACGAAAGCGGACAGGCGCCCTGCAAGCTGCTGACGCAAGCGGTCCGCAAATCTACTCAAAAAAAGGACAATCTGATGAACTCCACAGTGAAAGAGATCCTGGCTGCGCGCAGTAAGCTGATCCAGGAAATGCACGATCTCACCAAGAACGACGGCTCCTGGAACTCGAAAGACCCAGCGGCCGCCGCCGAAGCCAGCAAGCGCTGGCATGAACTGAACGCTCAGCAGGAAAACATGAAGCGCCAGGCAGATGCTATTGCTGCGACGGAAAAGCTGCAGGAAGAGCAACTTCGCGTGGCCGCTCCGCCGCAACCGCAAGTCGAGTCTCCCGAGGCCCTCGCCACACGCAATGAAGTGGCCGTCAGCGACGTCGAGAAGCGATACCACGAAATCGCTGCGGACTCGGAATACCGTGCCGGCTTTCTCCACTGGGTGCGGTCCGGTGAGCAGTCCGCGAAATTTCAGACGATGTGCCGCGAGCTGCGCACCTATTCGGCCCTGAACACCGGATCGTCAAGCGCCGGCGAAACCCTGATCCCTGTCGGCTTTCAGCGCGAACTCGAAATCGTGATGAAAGCGTATGGCGGAATGCGGCGCAATTGTCGCATCGTGCCAACCTCCACCGGCAATCCCCTGCACTGGCCAGCGGTCGACGATACGGCCAACCAGGGGCGTTTTCTTTCAGAAAGTGGAGCGGTCAGCCAGATTAACCCCACCTTCTCGGAAGTCGTCTACAGCGCTTATCTCGGATCGTCCGACCAGGTACTGGTCAGCGTGCAATTGATGCAGGACAGCGCGTTCCCCATCGAGAGCTTGCTGGCCGAACTGCTCGGCATCCGCCTGGGCCGTTTGACAGACGCTGCTTACACCACGGGAGCCGGCTCAACGGCGCCGACCGGGCTTGTCACTTCCATCCTGGCTGATGGCACGCCACTGACCGTAACCGCCGCGGGCTCAAGTGCCAACGACGGAACGAGCGCCACCGGAGCCAATTCGATCGGTACCGACGATTTGGCCGGCATCATCGCACTGGTCGATCCGACCTATCGCGATGGCGCGAAGTTCCTAGCGCACTGGTCGATCCTCGACTACCTGAAAAAGGTCAAGGACAAATACGGCAGGCCGCTGTTCGTCGAAACAATCACGAAGGATCAAGAAGACAAAATCTTCGGCTATCCCTACGATTGGTCCGGCGCCATGGATGCGGCAGTCGCCGGAGTGCCGGCGGCCAACAAGAACAGTGTGCTTTTCGGAAAGTTCGATAAGTACATCATCCGCGATGTGCTGGGAGTCACTCTGGTCCGGTACAACGAGCTCTACATGCCGAATCACCAGATCGGTTTCCAAGCCTACCTCCGTACCGATGGTCAACGCCTTCAGTACAAGGCGTTCTCCCTGCTCGTGCAACATAGCTAATCCTGTTGATGGGAGCCGAGTTCAATCTCGGCTCCCGTCATTTTTGACAAACTCTCATGAGTTCCATTCTTGAACTTACGCTGCCGGTGGCAGAGCCGGTGCTGACCAGCGACATCGTGCAGTTTCTCAAACTGCCCTCGTCGAATCCCGATATTGCGACGATTGTGCCGAAACTAATGAAGGCGGCGAGGCGGCAAATCGAGCGCTGGACGGGGCTTACGCTGGCGCAAAGGTCGTTCGTACAATATCAAGACGGCTTCCCTTTCTTTCCATATTTTCAATCTCCATACGCCCCGCTCTTCGGGGCGGCGTTTCCTTTTTACTTCGGCTATGGGCCGATAGCGTCCTATCCCTATCCCGCGATCGGCGGTCTGCAGAATCAGATGCTCGATCCGTTCCAAGTGGTGGCCCTGCGCAACCCCATCACTTCCATTACATCGATTGTTTACATCGGCACCGATGGCCTCAAGCATGCGCTGGTTCCGTTCCGAGATTTCATTCCTGATTTTGCTACGGGACGTGTGTTGCCTCTGCCTGGCCAACGCTGGCCGGTCTCGATTATCGGGGCGAATTCCGTCCAGATCTTTTTCACGGCTGGCTATGCACCAGATGGAACCACGACGCCCGCAACGCAGGAATCTAAGGCCGGTTGGGAGCCGTCGAACAGCGTTTCGCAATACGCATACTTCACTGATCCGAATGGGAATGTGCAGATGCAGACCGTGGGGCCTTCTGGCACGACCGGCAGCGGTTCCGCGCCAGTCTTTTCCCAGAGCCCTGGAGGCGTCACGCCGGACGGGTCAGCTTCATGGACTTGCCTTGGCCCGGTCCTGGGCGAATACGATCCGCAAACGGAATACGCGGAATACGACACAGTTTTTGATGGCAACGGGAACCTGCAAACCCTTATCGTTCCCTCTCTGCTCACCGGCACTGCGCCTCCAACTTGGGCGACAACATTAGGCGCCATGACCACGGACAATGGGGTCGCAAATGCTTGGCGTTGCCTCGGTTTTTATCAGGGAGTGCTGCCCAATCCTCCCGACCAGCCAGGCAGCTACTCGCGGACGATCAACTGCCCAGAGGATCTACAGGTCGCCATCATGTTGCTGGTTTCACACTATTACTACAATCGCGAGCCCGTAGCTGCAGGCAGCGCGGCAAGCATTCCGCTCAGCCTGCAAACGATCATCGAAAGCGTCCGCGACCTGGGATTCACGGTAATTCCGCAAGCGTAGTAGCCAACTTAAGTTCAAATCAAAAGGAGAAATTCACCAATGCACCCAATGCTGATCGTTGCACTCATGTCGCTTGTCGGGACCACAACGCACCCGATGCTCACCTTTGCCCTGGTCTCAGGCGTCGGGCTGGCCGTCGCCGGCATGGCCCTGCAGTTCTCGGGCACAACCGCTTCGCCGCTGGATGCTAGCCTCGGTACCTTCGGCGCCTACGTCGACCAGGACCTGTGCGGCACTGAAGTGAAAAGCGCAAACGGCGCCATCGCTTCTACGCACGGAACCGTCATCATCACCAAAGGCAGCGCGGCAGCGCTTACACTAGCTGCCCCTGTGGCGGGAGCGCCGGCAGCTGGAGGCAATGACGGCCAATTACTCACGATCGTTAGCACCACGGCATTCGCCCATACCGTCACTACTCCAGCCAGCACCATTCTCGACGGCACGGCGACCGCGAAGGACACCTATACCTTTGCCGCGCACGCCGGCGGATCGATCACCTTGCTGGCCTATAACGGCAACTGGATCCTCGTCGGTTCCGTGGCTGGCGCTCTGACCGAAGTCTAGCCATAGACCGTCGCCTCTCGACTCTCGGTCCGCGGGAGAACCTGCCCGCGGACTGGGAGCTGGGGGCGACGTCTGCCATATCATTTATGAGTTCCAAAGACGTTGATCTCGTGCCCGATGCGGCAAAGTTTCCGCCAGAAACCAAAGTCACGCCCAGCCAGATCGCAGCCTCTGAGGCCAAGATTAAGAATGCGCGCGAGAGCGGTGATCCGAATCTTGAACGGCTGGAAGCGGAACGTGCCCAGCTTTTGCACCAGCAACTCGAAGAACTGCAGCGGATATCCCTGCGCAAGATGACTCCTTCAGCAAGGAAAGTATAAGAACGGCATCCATGGATCAGGCGCCCGTCATCGTGGCCCGGACCGAAGTAGGCGAAGAGATGGAGCGCAGGGCTGAATCTGTTCGCTTCGAGCGCTCGCGCAACGAATTTTCCAGACTCTCAAAACAACATAGGAGATACACCATGCTTCGCAAACTTGCTTCCCTTTTCATCATCCTGACCATGGCCGCGATGCCCGTCTTCGCGGTGCAGACTCCACTCACAACCGTCATCCTCAAGCAGAACAATTACGCCGTGCAGGCCGGCGATCTAACCGTTGCCTTTGTGGCCATGGATGCCACGAACGGCAACTCTTTCTATGCCACCGGACGAGAAATCCTGATCGTGCAGAACAGCGATGCGAGCACGCACACCTTCACGGTCTCCAGTGTGGCGGATTCGCTCGGCCGGACGGATGCTTCGCTCACCAGTTATACGGTCGCTGGGAATGGGTTCGCGGCCGTGCAGTTCAAGTCGCTGAGCGGCTGGATTCAGCCTGGCGGGCAGACGGTTTATCTGACCACCTCTTCGGCGCTGCTGAAGATTGCGGTCGTTCAGTGGAACTAGTTTCCTAGAAAACTAGCAAACTAGCCAATGCCCCTTCGCCGCCTCAGCGCTGTTCCGCCGCCCGTCGGCGCGTATACCCCAATCGGAGCCATGCACCGGCAAATTGTGTTCATGGCTCCGAGCGGGCGTAATCAGGACGGATCCGATCCGCCCTATAGTCCTCATGCGGTGGCTTGGGCGGCGATCCGAGTGCTGCAGACCCAAGAACTGGACAAAGCTCAGCAGATTGCGCAAGAGCTCATCTATCTCGTAGCCACGCCATGGCAGCGGGGCATCACGCAGCAGATGCGCGTGATTTATCAGGATGAGAGCAATGCTCGGACGCTCGAGATAAAGGGAATCGAGGATGTTGATCTGCGCCAGATCGAGCTGCGGTTGCGGTGCTCAGAGATAGAGAATCTGGAACTTGAGAACTTCACCGCTCCATTGTCGATTTCCCAGGGCGGAATCTTCATCAATCCTGCTTCGCCTAGCGTGGCCGGCGCTGCGCTTACGCGGCATTACCCGACCCAAGCACCTGATGGTTCGCGAGTCACCTTCACATTTAACGGTCAGGCAGCTTCCGACGTCGCATTTCAGCTTTTCTTGGGAGTGTTATTGAACGAAGGTGACGAGAACGATTACACCATCGAAATCGGCGGAGGAGTCACCGTGGTCACGCTTGCCGATCCGCCTTTAGCTACGCAGGAACTCATCGCTTTCTTCTAGTCCTTTCATCGAAAGAAATAAATCAGCCATGACCATACTTATCGCCTTACTGCTCGGTTGCAGTCTCGCGGCCGTGTTGTTTCTTGCGCTCGCGAGCATCTTTGTACGCGGTTTTGCTAAGAATCTCTTGGCCAAAGTCCCGACTAATCTGGGCATTGCTGTTGTGCTCGGCTGGGCGATCGTGAGCATAGCGGCGGTGACGCAGCTAAACCTCGCAACCCAGGTGCAGGGCGTCCTGCCGACCGCCAACGGCGGAACTGCGGTCAACGGCACTGCCGTGTTCCCCTCGAGCGGAACTGTAATGACCACGAGTACCGCGGTCACCGCGTCACAGCTGCCGAATCCGAGCGCCTCCACCCTGGGTGGCGTGGAATCGATCGATTGCACGGGCAGCGGACATATCCTCAAGATCAGCACGAGCGGGGTCCCAAGCTGCGCAGCCGATGCAGGGGTGAACCTCAATCAGGGTGCGCCGTCAGGCTCAATCAACGGTTCCAATACCACCTTCACGCTCTCGCCCACTCCTACCCAAGCAAGCGACGTAGATTGCTTCGAAAATGGCCTGCAGCAACAGCAAGGCGCAGGCGATGACTACACGATATCCGGGGCGACGATCACCTATCTGACCGCGCCGGCGACCGGCACCAAACTGAATTGCCTCTGGTTCTAGCTCTTCCCTTCTCTTCCTGAAAATCAAGGTACGCAAACAAATGAAACGATCAGCTATCTCCCGTGGGCTGCGGTGTGGCGCCGTGCTTGCCCTCTTTCTTGTTGCAGCGGTCTCGCTCTTCTCGCAGACCCAGCTGGATCTCGGCCGCGCAGGGTCGGCAAACTCTCAGTTCAAGGGCGTACTTCCCCAAAGCAACGGAGGCACGGGAAGCTCCGCGGCACCGTCCTCAGGCCAGTTGTTGCTCGGAAACAGCGGTGGGACGGCCTATGCCCCGCAGACCATGACCGGATCCTGCACGATCACGAACGCCGGGGTTATCACTTGTGGCGCAGCGGGTACAGCAGGCGGTGATCTATCTGGAACGTTTCCTAATCCCTCGGTCGCTCAAATTGAAGGCGCGGCGATCCCAACCTCTGCCTTCGCGATCGGTACAAACTCCAGCAAGCAATTGGTCGCCAATCAGCCGTTTCAGGTGAAGTCGAAGACCACGACATATCAGGTCCTGGCCTCTGATTTCGTCGGCTGCGACAACATCGTCGTACCCTCCGGCACGTTTACCATTACGCTCGTAGCGTCCAGTTCGCAGCCCGCCTCGGGGCAGTGCGTCCAAATCATCAACTACGGGTCCGGGGTTGTCACGGTCGCTCCGAGCGGGCAACAGATTAACGGTTCATCCAGCAGCCTTACGCTGGCGGCGGGATCAGCTTCGGCAGCTACCAGCGTGACCGTATTTTCCGATGGAACGAACTATGTCGGACAGACCTATGCCACCACGGGCAGCGGCAGCGGAATCAGCAGTTCCACCGCCGGTCAACCGCTGATCGCGACGGGCTCCACAACGGGCAGTTCAAGCACAGTCTTTCTGGACTGCACCAAGTTTTCCGGGTCGTCTCCCGCGGCCCAGATCAATGCTTGCGTAGCCGCCGCGCCAACTGGAGGCGTACTAGATGCGCGCGGATTCCCCTGCTACACCGGATCCAATGCTCAGACTTGGGATCAAGGGGTTGTGCTCGGATTTACCGGTGCCGGCGGTTCAAATGGAGAGGGCCACACCCTGCTCCTAAATTCCTGCACGGCTTGGAATGTGACGATTACGGACGCACAAACCGTTCCGCTTACCATCCATCCGCAATCGGGAGTGATCACAACCAACGAGGGGGTCAATTCCGGCAACGGATTCAACGTCGCATCTTCGGCCAATTTCCCTGAACTGATCGCCGCCGACTGTGATACCTGCTGGCTGAAAATCTCCGCTATTTCACGCACTTCCACCACAGTCACAGTTACGACCTCAGTGAGCGGTCCGACAATCAGCGCCAAGCCGGTTCTGGTCTATGGCGTAACGGATGCAACCGATTTCGCCAACGGCATCAAGAGCATGACCGGCTCGGGTACCTCGTATACCTATACCGAGGCCGGCACCGCGACCAGCTCCTCTGGTGGAGCCGCGGGTTTTGGCTACACGGGCTATCACGGGGCCGTTACGATAAAGGGCGTCAATGCTCTCATCGGCTCCAGCCCGACGATGCTGTATGGTCTGCATCTCTATGGTGCGCAGCAGGGAACGTTTATCGGCGGTAACAATTTTGGTTGTCCGGCAAACGGCGTCGGTTTCGAAGTGGACGGCGATGGCACCTCGGTGGGGCCGCTCGACATTCCGCACGATACAGTCGACTGTGCCTCGTCTACGCTCAGCACGCCGCTTGAAATCACGACTCGCGGCTCCGGCGGGCAGATGGGAGGAGTCAATGTGGTCGGCGGTCTGTACGCCCACGAAGGCACAGGCAAGCCGGACATCCGAATTGCAGACGATGGCGGCAACTATCAGAATTTGGGAGTAAATCTTTATGACGTAGGCATTGAGGACGGCGAGTCGACTGCCCAGGGCTTGCTCATCCAGAATGCCGATAATGTCAACGTCTATGCTTTTACGTGTGGGTCGGCAACTGGCAATGGCACGAACTGCGTGACCATCACCGGCAGTTCGATGACGAATATAAATCTGCACAGCATATATCAGACCGGGGCCTACGCCAACACTATCAATGACACCTCGAACTCGCAGAATCGGCAACTGACGCAAGCCCGCATCCCTTTCTATGGATATGGAACCAGCAACAATCCAGCTAAAGAATGGATGTGGTGCGCCTCAACCAGCGCCAACTGTTTAGTCTTGGACAACTCCGGAGTTGGGGAGGCGAACCACCAGCCCCAGAGTGGCAGCAACTTCGCCAAGACCACGGCCTCGCTGCAGACGTGGGAATCCATTCCGATCTATGCCAGCCAGATTATCAGCTTCGACTGTAAGGGGTTCTGGCAGGGCTCTACCACGGCGGCGACTCTGGGCCTGGCCGTTACCACCCCGGCGTCTCCAACCAACATCGCAGCGTGGGCGAAGATTGATACGACCGCCACTAACACCAGCACCTCCAGTGCGATTACGGCTTCAGCGACAGCATTTGTAGGCGGCACCCCGAACGCAGCTACCACCAGTTATCCATTTTCAATTTACGGCACTGTGGAGAATGGGACGACGGCGGGCAGCCTGGCGATCCAGGCCGAGAACGGTGCTGCGTCTGGCACCATGAATATCATTCGCGGATCGTACTGCCACTTCTACCATCAGTAATCCCGCCTTTTCTTTCTTTCAGAGATAAACCCACATGCCGGTCATTCACGGTTTTCAATCCGCGCAAGCGGCAGCATCGAATCGCGCCCTCGTCGACGGTCCCAGGTGGAATGCCAATCACACCATCACTCTGGTCTCCGTCGCGGCGTCTGCAACCGGAAGCGTCGCGAATACAACAGAAGTCGAGGAAGCCTCTGGCGGCGGAAGCGGCATTGTGCGCACGCTGCCTTCAGCGGTCGCCAATCCCGGCATGGTGATCCGCTGCAAGAAGATTGATGCCGGCGCGGGAACCATTACCTATGTGGATGCAGCCGGAGCGTTAATTGACGGGGCATCGAGTTACATCCTCTCCAACCAATGGCAGTACGTGGTTCTTCAGGCTTCGAATATCAGCGGCAACTGGAACGTCATCGGGAACAATTAGCCTCCCCTCCTAATGTTTTCTACATCAAAATTTAGAGCGCTTCGCTTTGTGCTTTGCGCGGTTCTTTTGCTCGTGGGCACTGGCACAGCGGCGGCACAGGCTACAGTGCCCACGCACATTCGCTCCGTGAGCTCACTGCCGGCCCTCTGCAATCCCGGCAACGGTGTCGAGCCCACCGACATCGTGATGCTCTCTAACAACGGCGTATCGCTGCCTTACTACTGCCAGAGCACCAATAGCTGGGCGGCGCTCGGCGGGGGTTCGGTTGCCACCCTAAATCCCACGTCGCTGAGCTTCGGAACTCTCAACGTCGGATATACGCAACAGCTGCAGGTTACCCTGTGCGCGGGCACCTTGGGCCCGACTGGGATCTGCACCGTGGCCTCACCACAAAGTTTCAGTCTGGTAAGCGTGGGAAGCACCGATCCCACCAACTTCCCAGTACAAGGCTATAACTGTGGTGCGATCATAGCGCCAGGGACGACCTGCACCATTTATGTAAGCTTCTGGCCGCATTCAGCAGGCACCAAAACGGCCACGCTGAATGTCGTGACCTCCATCAGCTCTGCCCCGCTCACCGTATCCCTGAGTGGCGCCGGCGCCACGGTCGCTACGCCGGCTCTTTCCTCCATCGCGCTATCTCCGTCCACCGCGAGCATCAGCGACGTCACGCCCACGAATACCGTGCAGCTGACGGCCACGGAAACGAGATCTGACTCGTCAACCCTGAACGTCACCAACTACAACGTCGGCTGGAATGCAAGCGGCGGGTCTTCATCCTCGCCCTGGACGTTGCTCAACTCGACGGGCACTGGGGTCCATACCTCCGTTTCGTCCCTAGCCGCTACGTCGATCAGTACGACCAGCAGCAGCCTTTTGGCTTGCTTTACCCGGGCGAATACTTCCGCCAGCGCAACCATTTCTGTTACTGACTCCCTCGGCAACGCTTTCGTAAGCACGGCCATTGCGGCGGATCATGGCGCGGCCATCAACAATCAATGGTTCTTTGCCGTCAACAAGGGGAGCGGCGCGGACATCCTTACGGAGAATTCCTCCGTGGCTACCACGCTTGAGATGCAGTGCCTGGAGTACTCGGGCGCATCACAGAGCATCAGCGCGGTCCTCGACGTAGTGAAAGCCGGCAACAATGCCAGCTCAGCAACAACAAGCATCACCACAGGAAGCTTCACCACAACGGGGATCTCGGATCTGATCCTCGTGGGCGCGACGGACTACGGTTCCCAGAACTGCGGCATCTCACCGGAATTTACCGCAGGCACAAACTACTCCATGGTGGCGAATGACTTAGCCGCAAACTGCGGTCCCATGGGCATCGAAGCGCGGACCGGAGTTGCGGCTGGCACCTATGCCGGCACGATGACCGATTCCGTCTCGACCACCACCTGGCAGGGCTACGCGATCAGCTTCATCGCGGGCACGACGTCATCAGTGGCGAGCGTGAATGCCAGCGGGTTCGTCACTGGCCTCAATCCCGGTACATCCACGATCTCGGTCAACGCCGGCGCCGTTTCGGGGACTCCGAATGGCAATATCCGTACCAACAATGCCACCGGACAAACCGGGCAGACCAGCATTACCTGCACGCTGCCGCTGCCCGTCGCGAACAACGATACGATCGTGGTCGCGGTCTCCTCGGCCGATACGAGCTCAAGTTATTCCGTTCCCACGGACAGCGCAGGGAATACCTATACGCTCGTATCGCCTTCTAGCTCTGCGCCCTCGAGGGGCACCGGCAGCAGTCAAGCTATTTACGACAGCCAGGGAGTCGTGGGTTCGACGGCGGTCATCATAACGGCGACCTTTGGGAGCGGCGGAGCCACTGGCCCTAATATCATCTGCGCCGATATGCTCGGCTTATCGGGTGGCGTCGACGCGCAGGCAGTGGCTACCGGAAACAATCTCAACCCGACAAACTCGGTTACTGCAACGGCTGCGAGCGATGTCCTGTTCTCTGCCGTTGTATCTCCCGGGCGGGTGACTACCGGCGTCTTCCCGGCCCCCATAGGAAGAACAGGGTGGTCCTCCATGCAGTACACGGACCTCTTCTCCTCTGGGAGCCAGACGGATAGCAGCACGCTCAGTGCCGGTGGAGACTGGCTGATGAACTCGGTCCTGTTCAAATCGGTGGCCCTTGGGACGGCCACCATCACGGTCTCGACCCGCGCCTCTTCGACGTACAGCGTCTCCAGCCAGCAGCCAGTTGCAGACGTGTTCCTTCCTGGCTCCGTTTTCAGCACCGTGCTCCCATCCGATGTGGGCAGTCACTGCTTGGGGAATGTCGCCTGTTCCTCTTCCGATCCGTCCATTGCCATCATCAACAACACCTTTGCCTCAAGCGACGCGGCGGGTGGATACAGCACCTCCGCCAGTACATCTCCCGCCAACACCACGTCTAGTCAAGGGAACGGCTTCTATTATTGCGACCAAAGCTGCCCGGTGTTTCTTATAACGTCGGGATCCGGCCCATGCTCGGGCGCGTCCGCCACATATTGTGCCGCGGGGAAATACTTCCACCTGCCTAGCGGGGCGCAGTGGGATTCCTGCGAAGGAGACCAAAATATCGCCATCTGGGACCAGAGCACGGATATTGACCCGACCCCGGGCGGCCGGATTCTTGTCAGTTATTTTTTCGGCTCCACTACGGTCTGTTCGGTGCGGGCTCTGCCTACTACCTGTACAGCGACAACCCCCGCCCAGGCAGCAGTCAATCCAAACTGTCAGTACACCCTCTATTACAACGCTGTCGATTACGCTTTTACCGACCCGCTCGGTGGCATTGCAGACGGGATTAACTCGGCCGGATTCGGAGCATCGGTACCGCTGCCACGGGAACTGGAGATCGAAAACAACAGCATCCCTCACGCTCTTCTGCTGGGGGTTGATTGCGTGCAGTCTACGGGCGGCGTCGCCAATGCCCCGGCTTATCCTGCCAACGGAAATGTCAATCCATGCCCCGGAACGGTAGCCAACGCGCCACTGAACGGCTCCTTGTTTTATATCGACTCAAGTTACAACTGTTCCACTTTGCCGGCATGGCAGAAACCGTTCTGCACAGCACTGCAAACCTACGGCGGATATCTACACGTAACCGGAGGGGCGGGGTATCAGACGGGACTCTTTGTCTTACCCATTGAAGGCGGAACGGCCCATGCATTCGCCAATCTAAATGACCCCATGTGGAACGAGCCGAATCCGACCGGAACCACGGCATGGATCATCGCAAACGGGGTCACGAGCTGCCCAAGCGGTGGCTACCCGAAGATCTGCACAGGAACAAACGGACTCGAGGTGGTCGAAGACTCCGCAACCACGGCGGAAAAGGCGGTCTGGTTTATTTTCCAGATGCCCGGACTCATCACCGGACATCATCTGCATATCGTCGATCCCTGCCTGGTCAAGCGCATAAATGGCCAGCCAGGGGCCTGCTGATCTTCAGCGACTACGGCTGAAATCTATGACGATGCGCGCACACGGGGCATTCAAATTGCCGTCGAAAACTTTGAGATGGCTTGCACATTCGGAGCAGAGCGGCCCGGTCTCTGTCAGTGTCATGAACTTATCCCAGCTATGGAGCTCTAGAAGGATCTGGCACTTCTTGCAGTACCAATAAGTGACGTAAGTCTTCACGCTCCTTATTTTGGGCAT